CTGCCATGGCTCGGTGCGCATTGGCATGGACCTTCCCGGTTGCTATCTCGTGGAGCTTGCCGAGATTGAGACGATGCCCCTTGAGGTGATAGGTGAGCTCCACTGTACAAGTATGACGCATCGGCCAAGGGAACCGAGTCAGCATGCCCAACCGTAGCATTTCATAATAAATGACATCACGGTCAAAGGCAAGGTTGTGAGCTACCATCCAATCCTCGCCAAAGAAGAACTGCTGGAGCTTCGGGAAGAACTCGCCAAATGTCGGTGCGCCAGCAACGTCCTTGTCGGTTATGCCGGTGATCTTGGTTATCTCAGGGGTGATGGGGACTCCAGGATAGATGTAACTCTCCAGCCTTGCTTCTTCCTTGAGAGTCTTGTTGTTGAGCTTGATGGCTGCAAACTCGATGACCTGAGGCTGATCCTCCAGAGGCATTGCTGCCGGCTTGATGAGTCCTGTTGTCTCGTTGTCGAATATGATCATCAGTGGCCTCTCGGATCATTGGCTTGCTGGGGACGAGGAGTCCAACAGTTGGGGCAGAAGACAGCACCAGCTGGCCACACATGCTCGCAGCTGGCTTGAATAGCAGCATCCTCGGCAGTGCTGTCCAGCTGCTCCAGCATGAAGGCATAGACGCCAATGTCGTGGATAGAGTCAATGTGGCCCTTCATGGGATTGTTGAGGTATCTTGTGATCTTGGTCAGCAGAGGGAACAGGATACCAAACCTGTTGAAGTCCTCTGCTGTCTTGAGCGTGAGCCCATTGGGGAATAACTTCTCCATGATGGGCCCAAAGGTGAGATAGTTGTCGCCATAGACCTTGTTGCGCTCCTCGAAGGTCCGCAGTGCACGTTTCATGTTCTCGATTGCGTGCGCCATGTTACCTCTGTCCTCCTGCGAGATCAAGGTTTGCACCGCTCAGATACTCTGCCTTGCCACTGACAAGGAAGGAGATGAGTTCAGCAATGTCGGTGGGCTGGAGCCAGTTCTTCTTGGGCAGGATAGCTCCCCAGTAGCTCTCAGCATCTTCCCGGTTCAGGTTGCGATAACGCATCAGCCCTGCGATGGTCTCCTCGGTCATGGGCGTTCCCTCTGTGTTGGAGGGATGGACGCAGAACACATCGTATCCCTTTGGAGCCAACTCCCAAGCTAAGCAACGAGCAAAGTGGGCCAACCCAGCCTTGGCAGCACAGTAGACTGCGGAGCCGTTGAGCACCGACCGATAGGCCATGGAGCCAATGAACACAATGTGCTTGCGGCGCATGTCGCCAATGGTACGCCGAACAAATGTCTGGGCTCCTCGGATGGACGCGAGGAGACTATCATTCAGCACCTGAACAATCTCCTTGTCCGGGATGTCCTCAAACCAATCCAACCGGGTGTGGCCGTTACAGAACACCACCGTGTCATAGGCTTCCCAGTGAACATCCTCAACACGGTCACGATCATTCAGGTCCATGGAGGACTTGTTGTGAGACATAACATCGAATCCGTCTGCCTCCAGACGAGCTACAACAGAGGCTCCGATGTTGCTTGGGTCCACACCAATCACCAGCGCACGCCGATACTCAGACAGATAGGAACCGTCCAAGTGAAACTGCTTCTGTGTCTCCAGATAGTTCTTGCTGATAGAAGCCTTGTCCATTTCAGTATTCTCCTTTGCAAACCTGCAAGCAGGTGAGTCCAATTTCACGCCACATGGCAACAAGTTTGTCCCTGTCCTCCAGCACCAGCCTAACTCTGCGGCCAGTCTGTAGGAAGTAACTCTGATACAGGTCAAACTTGACGTCACAGCTGAACCTCTGATCGCCGTGCTCACGCATCAACAGGAGGTCCTTTGGTACTGAGTGTTTCTCCAGCCACTGCACAGTTCCGTTGGCATACTTGGCGCTGGCTGCGGTCATGATGCATATTCCCAAACCTGCCCTGCGAAGTGACTCGACCAAGAACAGGATGTTGGGGTTGACTGGGTCGTTTGCGCGCATCTCGTTGTATACATCCCAGTTGGGGTTGGCAGACTTAGCATAGGGCAGCCGATGATTGTGGTTGGCCAGCGTCCCATCCAAGTCCACAATTGCCCATTCGTGTTGTTTGGCGGTGGTGGCTCGCCATATAAGGGGGCCACCATTGATGATCTGTGGCATGATTACTCCTTTGGTGCTGTGGGCTGGGCTTCTGCGCGGTGGGTCAGCCATAGGTCGTGAATCTCATTCTTGGTGAGAGGTCGCTCATCAGCAGCATCATACCTCTTGCCAGTCTCGGGATTGAACACGCCATCCTTGATGGGGCAACCGGAGTAGCTCGGGAAGGCGCAGGTGCCGTGCTGGGCGCAGTGGACGCGCAGCGCTGGCTCAGCCCACGGGTGGACCTTGAGGACCTCTGCCCGAATCTCGCGCATAACGTCTTGGAACTCCCCTTGAGCCTTGACGCAGAGTCTCTCAGCGCACATACCATTCAGCGTGCGGAGGTTCGCTTTGAAGGTGATGTTGGTACAGATGTTGGTTGGAAGGACGCCACGCGCATCCTGTGGATTGGCGCCAAGCTTGATCAGCTTCTGGTATCCCTCATTGATACCAAACATAACATCGTTGTAGGCCAGCTGCCGAGGGCCAGCAATGATCTCATGCTCGGGACCTTCATCCCGGATGTTGCCTGTGGTCACAAAGTCAAAGTCAGTCATGTCCACGACGCGCTGCGCCTGCTGAGCAAAGGAGGTCCCCACGCGATGGCGTACCAGCTGATGAGTGAAGGCACGCGTAACTCCTTCAATCAGGAACATGTAATCAGCGAACTCCCACGATGACTTGATGGTGTTCTGCATATACTCCCACTCAGCCATCTTCTTCTCCAGTGGCCAAGCTTTGATGTCTTCCAGCAGGCGTGCGCTGGGGCGGAGCCGAGTGGACTTGGTGAAGATGAGAGTCTCCAGCGCGTCCTGTGTGTAGTTGATCAGTGTGACCTTCATGTTTATCTCCTTGAATGGTTACCGTTGTGCAAGTTTGGTTGAGTAGGCATCCCGCTGAGTTATGAAGTTGTCGATGATCTGAACGTCTTGTACAAGGTCGTCCAGCAGCAGCTGCCGCCATGTAGCGAACCTTCCCAGAGAGTAGATGTTGAATTGGTCGGAAGCCCAAAGGATGAACTGCTTGCGAACATTGTTGTCGATTGGGCTGATCTTGCCATACTTCTGCGTTGTGGTCTTGGCATCCTCGAATCCAGACTTGAGGCCAAAGTGACTCAGGGCAATCTCGATGCAGGTGGAAGGCAACTCAGCTTGGAACCTCGACTCATGGCAGTCCATCATCTCCAGCTGGATAAGGTTCCCTGTGATGCTGGCGCGATACCACTGGTGCTCGATGCCTGGATAGTACAGTGTCTGGTATAGGTCAATGGGAGCAGTGAGTGTGGCGGAAACAGTATGGATGGTGCGATAGTTGAACTCAGTGTGCTCATTCCAACTCAGCATCGTCATCAAATATGGCATCGGAATGGTTGAGATTATTGGGTGGTCAGCACCAGCGTCAATCCAGCCCTCACCCTTAACTTGACATCCATACTCAATGCGGAGCCCTTTGCTCAGCTGCGAGATGAAGTCTGGAGGAGCTATGAACCGCTCCACTGTGTCCAGCTTCAGGATTGACCGGGCCATTCCGGTTCCAGTCACCTTCTGGCTGTACATGTTGGCAAGTCGAATGTTGGGCTTGTCGATGATCTCTCCATCCAAGCAGATGGCCTTCTGGACTGTTACCTTCTTGAACGGGATGCCGGTGGCCTTAGATACAACATCACTGCGGAAGCGCAGCAGAGCGTTGTGGTTGTTGGGTAGAGATGGCTGCGCCTCCCAGATAACTGGCTCATGCCTCCGAAGCATATGGGCTGCGATCAGCCCTGCCATTCCTGCGCCGATAATCTTCATGGTGGGTTCCTTCTTGGCAAAGAGTGGGTGCCGGAATCCCCCTGTTCAGAGGCTCCGGCACCGACTTGTATTGCTGTGTTGCGCGCTGATCGAGAGAGTTACTTGCTGACCTTGACGTATCCCTTGTTCACATCAAATTCGAGGTCCACCAGTCGGCCACCCGCTTCGATGTACTTCTCATAGGTCATTCCACTGCGGATGACAGAGAAGCTGTTGTGGCCATGGGTCCCTTCACGGCGCGGATTCTTGTCCACCAGCTTGGTCAGCTTCATGCCACTGTACTTGGACTTGCGGCCGCGCTGTCCATCGCCTTCCGACTTCGCAGCAGCCTTCTTGGCCGGAGCCTTGGTGGCCTTCTTTGCAGCAGCCTTCTTGGGCTTGCTGGGAGCGGTTGTCGCAACAGTCGTTTCTTCAGACATTGTGTTTCTCCTCAGAGTTTCAAATTTGCCCAATCGGGCTCAATTACAAGTTTACTTGAGACTCACGACTTATAACCACTGTTATTGGCCAGTGATAGATCAGACTGACAAGTCAAATCCGATAGTATTTGTTGGTGCGCGGCTGGATAACTGTAAAGCTGGAACGGGCACGGGTGATAGCCACATACAGGACCCTCTGTTCCTCGTCTGTATTCAGCTGCGAGTAAGGCTGCGAGGTGAGGTCTGGGATAAGGGCCACATGGTCTACTTCGCCTCCCTTAACACGGTGTATGGTTGATACGACAATGCGCGGAGCAGCTGTGAGCGATTCCCCGTTGGCGAGACATGCCCTGATGTATTCCCGATATGATGGCTCAATCTGAAGGGCATCCATCCAAGTTAGCTTCTGAACTGATGGAGGTAGTGGGGTTTCACGCAGCAGCGTCTCTCCTCTGGGTTGCCACTTCTCTAGTGCCGGCAGGACCTTCCCAATTGCTCGGACGTATTTGGGTGCCAATGGCTTCCCTTTGCGCCAAGTCTCCCAAGCCATGATAGCTCTGGTCACCGAGTTATCGGTGCTGTGTCGTCCTTCCTTGGTGTAAACCCAACCATAGTTTCGTAGTGTCCGCTCAAAGTGTTCAAGGTGACAGTGGTTTCGAGATAGCAGCATCCAACTTCCTTCTTGTAGCCGCAAGAGGGATTCGTTTGCCACCCTATCGACCACACCCTGCTGACCGTTATCCTGCCAGCTTTTGAGCTGTCGGTGCCTGATATTATTCGACACTGTGTCAGCAAGACTTTTGATCCGATATGGCAATCTAAAGCTTGTTGGAAGTACATCCACATTGCCTCTGATGTTAAGGAATCTGCTAACCTCCGCACCAGCCCAGCCGTAAATGCACTGGTCATCATCTCCGGCAATGTAGACTGATCGAGCATTGGCAGCTGCTCTCTTGACGACGTTCCACTGGAGTGGGGAGAGGTCCTGCGCCTCATCCACGATGAAGATATCAACGTCCAGAGTTTCATTGAACTCCTCCAACAAGTCTGTGTAGTCCTTCAGGCAACGTATGCGCTTGTACTCCCGCAGCCCTCGGTCCCACTGTTCCACTGCCTCCCACGGTACATCCCGGAAGTTAGAGTCATACCACTGGTCGAGCAGCGGAATGGACCTCAACCGGGACAGAGCCTCTATCCGGGCCACCCTGTCTCCAAGCGCAGTGCCGAGTGGCATCAGAGTTATATCATCGATGCTGGTGAAGGGATAACCGAGGACGCGGCCAAGCTCCTTGAAGTGCTCATCCTGCATAATGTCATCCCGTCTCGCCAAGATGGAACGGAAGGCCATGCTGTGGAGTGTGCGGAAGTGAGGCAATCTATCCTCGGAGAAGTTGAAACGCTCCTTGGCCCTCAACACAGCCTCATCAGCAGCCTTCTTGGTGAAGGCCATATAGGCAATGCGCTCGGGACGGACACCAGCAGCCATAGCTTCCTCTACCAGAGTGAGGAGGCGAGTGGTCTTGCCGGTGCCCGGAGGTCCGAAGATTTTTGTGACTCGGCTCATTCCTTGTCTCTCAGGTTAAATGCATGGATGCCAAAGTATTGCCAGCACAGTTCTTGGAGGATTCTATCTCCGCACCAAGACAACAGCAATTGCTTCACCATCCCAAATTGGTGGAGAGGAACAAACCCAAAACCTGTGTATGTGTTAGGCTCCATTATGGTAACCTTGACAGAGTCCTCGGTTGCCCCTGCCTCGATGACAATTCGTTTCATTTGCACCCCATCACCTTCTTGGCCCGGTCCCTGCGTATCCAGTCCACCAATGCTGGCAAGGACATCTTGGCACTGCGTTGGAACCGTTCCGATTGTTGCCACTGCGAGAAGGGCATACAACCACCATCCAGATGGGCTTTGTCGCAGCGGATACAAAGCCCATCAACTAGCATGGTGACTGACTGGTTAATAGAGGAAGGTGTGATTGGCTGCAATCGGGCCATTGGCTTCCATCTCCCTCCATTGAGCTAACTTCGATTCAACCATTGGTTTGAGTTTGCGTCCCGTTATAGCTTCGCAAGCCTGAACAGCAAAGTTTGCTAGCATCTGTCTGTCTCCGAAGTCTGGTCCCTTCTTGAGTGTGTGCAGAAGGTGTTGACGTTCCCTCGGAGACAGCATGGGAGTTAGATTGCTGGCTGCGGGCTTTGGTCTGTGCCTTGGCAAAATGTTAGCCCTGAGTTGAAATTGGTGTTGGGAAGCTCAGCCCAGCGATTGGTCGAGACCAGAACACCCTTACAAGTGTTGCAAACATACCTCGTCTCATTGGGCTTGAACAAAGCCTGAACCGAGGTCGTTGCGATTCGATGACAGTTCATAGTTCCTCCTGCATGTTGGGAAGGTCGATGGTGCTTCCGTCAAATACTTCTGGCTGGGGAAGGCTCCACACCCTGAGCATCTTGCCCTTGACCTTCATCTGCTTTGCCTCTGCGTTCTGCTGCTTCAGCCACATCCATATCTCGTGCGGTTGGTGAGTGAATCGCTTGATGTTGAGGTAGTTGAGAAGGTCCTCGCTGCGGAAGTAGATGCGTTCATCCTCCACATACGAGTTACCCTTGATCAACTCATCCTTGTTGCGGGCAGGTCGAGAGTTGGTGAAGAAGGAGTCCAACAGATTCTCGAATTGCCCCTGCCGGCTGGCGTCCTCCGGGTCATGGACCTCGTCAGCCGTCTCCATTATCTCCTTGAGCTTGGCGTGCCAGTCCTTACCTTTGCCCGGTATGATCAGCACGCTGAACTTCTCCAGAAACACCCGCTGGAGTAACTGAGGTGAGAGGAGTTGTTCTGTTGTTAACTCGATGCGCATCCCTTGGTGCTCTGCGTACCACCGCACAGAGTCCTTGGAGCTACACTTGGTAATGTTGTCGATTGGGAATAACTCTCCAGCAGCAGCACCGGAGCCCACGCCAAACTTACGCTTGAGACAAGCCTTCTTGTCGCAGTGCGTGACCAGAGGAGGCTGTTTGCAAGTGTAGAAGTAATCCTTGCGGGATACATTCTTGACCACCTGCTGGACCTCGTTGGCCGGCAGCGGAGGATTGAAGTGCTCCATGTTGAAGTTATAGGTCTTGTCCTGCCAGTTGTCTTCATTGGACATCTTGAAGTAGATGCCTATGTTGGTCAGGGCAGTGTTTCGGCTCCCTTCCCCAAGCCCAAAGGTGGCTATGTGCTGGAGGCATGGTGGCCCATCATTGAAGTCATCTGACATCTTGAACTGTACTGCTTGAAGCTCCTCTGATGAGACGCGCATCTGCTCAGCGTAGTTGCAAAAGTCCTCCAGTTTGGAGATATGCTTGCCATTGCGAACGCAGTATGTCTTAGTTCCATCCTTGGATAAGACGCCATAGAAGTCAATGTTGATCCAGTTGCCACGGTCATTGTCGTTGACTCGCATGATCTGCTTGGGGAACACTTCTGTCCCACCATAGCCAAGATTGGCGGCAAACTGGGTTAGTTTTTCTTGTAGGATACGAGCAGGTATTGGTGAGGATGCAAACAAGTACAGATGGGCACCCCCAGACTTGGAGCGGCATACAACCAATGGCAACTCCATAGTGCGGATGCGCTTCTCTAGCTCCTCAATCTTCTCGCTGAGTTTGATAGCGCCAACAATATCAATGTCAATAGCTCCAAACCAGCACGTGTTATCTGCTCGGAGCGGGATGATGCCCAAGAATGGACCTTCCCCATTGAGGTGGCGCTCATACTCCTTGGCTGTTGGGCCGTGGGGCTGAGTCTTGGCCCGTCCTTTGATCTTGCCGGATTCGTCTGGAACGGCTCCGGTAATATCATACTGGCCATGCGCCTTCTCATATCCTGAGAACAGCTTCGCAAATTGTGTTATCAGTTTACTCATCATGGGTCCTTGAACAAAGCTCTCGGCTGCGCTCGGTTTGGTTGAACCGGGACACAGCCGAGATGGGAGGTCGCTGTATGCGAAGCTATTGCGAGTTACAGGGTGTCGCTGTCACCTTCCTGAGTCTGGGCAGCATCAGGAGCGGCAACGTTGATGGTGCCGGCATTGACTGCCTGTGCCAACTTGATTGCGTCTTGGAAGATGGCCACGCCATTCGGCAGCTTGATCGTATCGCCTTGCCGCTCAAACTTCCAGCCCATCCAGCTGCCCTTGTCGTTGGTCTCGGGAACCGATGTGCAGTGGAACACCGAGTAAGCCATCGCAGGGTTGACGCGCCGACCATTGCCAGCATCGACCTGAAGGGTGGAGATGATCGTGTTGACCTTCTTCGCCTTCTTCAGCTGCGTTTTGGCCAGTGAGATAGCAGCCTGACCCAGATAGTTGTACTTGTTGTCGAGGATGATGCCGACAAACTCCGCAGTGGCGACAATCTCGTTGCCGGCCTTGGTGAAGAAGTTGTTGCCGTCCTTGGTGCACTGCGCGAGGATGCTGTCATCGCGTCCGTGGTCTGCCACAAATCCGCCACCTTTGCTCTGGGGCACCCATTCGAGGTTGCTGCGGCGATACGCTGCCGGGATGAACAGGAAGCCAGCCTCACCCTTGGCCAGCACCAACTGCTGAACGTTGTCGAGGAAGTCACCTTCCTCTGCGCCAGCAATCTTCTTGGGGTCACCCTTCTTCACCTGCGGGCTGTTCGACTGGAGGATGGCGATGCGAGGAATGGCAAGGTCATCGCGCTGGACATTCTCGGAGCCGATGCCGGCTGTGGCCAGCAACAGAGCATTCACATCAGCCATCTCGATGGCGGTGTTCTGTGGGGCCTTCTCAATCGCGGTGGCGGTGTTGGACTTTGCTGCGGGCTTGGTAGGTGTCTGCTTTGCCATGGTTCAGTTATCTCCTTTGATAACGTTGGTTGGTGTTGCGGTTAGAGGTAGAAGATGATGCTGAGAGGTCCGAGGCAGATGTACAGTGCCTCAGCCTCATAGACAATGCCGAGAACAAACCCTTTGTAGAACTCAATTTTCATTTCTTCACCTTCGGAGGCTTGATCTGTGCGACCTTGCCGGTGTAGAGGTCGAATGTGTCGCTGGGGATGTTCTCGCCAGACTCAAACTGCTCCTTGAGGAACTTGGTCAGGGTTGCCGGGTGGACAGCTTCTTCCTTGAGAGCAGGGATGTTCTGTTTCAGCAGATACTCCACAACCTTGTCTGCCTTCTTCCCTTCTCCCTTCTCAAAGCTGGCACTGACCTCGGTCTTGATCAGAGAATCAGCGTTATGGTCCCGGAGCCACTTGAATGCTGCTGCTCTGCGTTCAATCTTGGCTTGCTTGACCATGGGGTCCTTCTCAGACTCGATGCTGCTGAGCGAGGGAATGGAACCACGGACAACGTCAGCCACGTCCACGGTGAATCCGGTTGCCAGCTTGAAGTTAGCCATGCCAGCTTCCAACATCCGGTCAGGCAGTAACTGCGTTTGAATCTCGCGCAGCCTCTCTGCCTTGGCCTTGGCGTGCTTCTCATATTCGAGGAGCCAAGACATGATGCCAACAGCTTCCTCGGCCAGCAGAGTTATTGAACGTAGCGAGTCCGGTGCTGGTTGTGCTGCTGCTTTGCCGGCTGTGATGTCGATGCCGGCTGCTTGTGCGATGGCGAGTGCTGTTGGTTCCGGTTGAGGTTGCTGTTGCTGTTGCTGTTTGCCTTTGGCCATTTCTGCTCCTTTGATGGTTGCGTGAGAATCGGGATGGGTTTGGTGGCGTCAACGCGGAACGTAACTGGCGTGTAATAGCCCATGCGCTTGTCGCGTCCCTGCTCAGTCATTCCTCGGTTCCAGCTGAGGCCACGCAGTACAGGAATCTCCATGCGGGTGAGGACAATCAAACAAGCCCACACCGAGAATGGATCAACTCCATTGGGCCAGAGCAGATAATCGCTCTCAGGTCGGAAGTCTGCCAGAGCCTCTGCTGCTTGGAAGATAGCGCCATCAGGATCAGCGCTGGGATGATCGCTGCCTGAGAATACAAAGTGGAGAGCGCCAAAGCGAGTAGCAGGGGAGAGGTTTGGTGTCCATCCCTGATCATTCGGTTTGGGCTGTTGAGTAATGAAGACTCGACTGCGCATTGTTTCAGTTAACTCCTTTGCTTGAGCTTGCTTCTTTAGTATCGCTCGTATGACCTATAAATCATACTTGCTGATTGGTCAGCTTTGCTCTGTCGAGTGCACAATGTTGTAGCTGAAACGACCTGTTTTGACAAGCTTGAGTGAAGCATCAGCGCCATACTTCTCCTCTGCGTGGTCTGCTGCTGTTCTGATAGCAGTCTCTATTCCATTGATGTTGAGTCCCTTACCTTTGGGTGCTGTTATGTCCAGCCGCTCGAATGTCCGGTTGTCTGGGTCGAATATCTTGAAGTGGACAGTCTTGGTGAGAGGTCTCTGGGCTTCCTGCCTGATAGCCTCCCGTGTGGACTCCTGCTCCATGATGCCCTTGATCTTCTCAAGATTGGTGTCCGGGATTACTCGGTTGATATCGGCTCCCAGAGCTACTGCTGCTGCTAGTACGGCCACTGGCTTGTTCATTTGCACACTCCTTGTAGGATGGTGAGAAGGTCAGGCTTGGTGAATGTAGGAGGTTTGAGGACCTTGCCATCCTCACGTACAGTTACAGTGCCATCAGGATTGGCCTTGGTCATGTTGCTGCAGTGGACCTCTCGGAAGCACTCATCCTCCGGGATACCGTAGGCAAGAGAAGTGCCAGACAGAACATAGTGTAGGTCGCAAATGCCATCAGCAATGGCAACCAGATCATTCTTGGCAATTGCTTCCTGTAACTCTTGCCATTCTTCCTCGATGAGTCGGAGCCTAAGCTCAATGACATCCTTGGGAGGGATGCCCGGAGCATTGCGGGTGTAGCACTGGAAGGTGTTGTGGAACTGTCTTACTTGCTCAATCATTGTCAAAGCCCTCCGGGTTGAAGCTTGTTTCTGCGTTGTCGTTGTACTCCTGCTCCCACAATGCTTCGAGAGAAGCGAGCCGATTCTTCATGAACCAGTGTTGCTTGGCGCTGACCCACCCATGCTTGGTGTGGTCTAATAATTCGAGGTTGGACAGGTTGAAGTTCAGTTTGTTGTGGTCTCGGTGATGTATATCCTCGTCTTTTCTGAGTTGGCGCCGCAAGTGTTTAGCCATAACAACACGGTGAACGTATTGATTACGGTACGGGCCACTATGGAATCGCGGATAACCTTTGCTTGACAGGTGCCAACGTCCACCATATTTAGTCCTCCGGGACAACTGGTCCATGGCTCGGGACCTCTCGTGGCTGGCACATCCAATGCTCCAACTTCAACTCTGTAGGAACATATGGATTGTCAAGCCTTGGCGTTGTTTGGTTAGTACAGGAATGTTCTGTCTCTGACACGTAATCGAAAGTCAGAAGCAGCAAGAGCGTTGCCGAGATACTCAGCGTCACCAGTAGTGACGCGATAACCGCAACCCTCGCAGACAAGGTCCCGTTGCTCATAATATGGTAGTGGAGAGCCACCGCACCGAGGGTGATAAAACAAGTGGACGTAAACAAACAAGCTATCTGCATCAGTGAGTTTGTGCTCATCCTTGATCTCCTTCCATGTCTTGCCTACGATGCTGCTATAGGACAGGTGGGTTGCAGATTGGGCAAGTACAGCGCGTGCTGAGGCAGGAGTGCCGGAGCCCGGATGCTGTCTTTTTGAGACAGGACGCGCAGACCCAACCTTCTTGACGCTGGTGCCTTGGCTTCTCGGCTTTGGCATGGCTGTTAACCTCTCCAATCGTTGGCTCGAATGTGTTGGCCGACTGAGTTGAGCTGCTGTTGCTATTGAAGGAGCGTTTGGCTGTGTACCCTACGAGTCTGCCCATGATTCTTCCAATCGTATTTTCCCTTGTGCTTGGCCCAGAGAAGTGCCGCGTGCTCCTCGGGAGTTATCTGCGTCTGGTGACCGGCAAGGAACTGTGCCTTGTAGAGACGGATGAGACTGCCCATGCACTTGCGATACAGAGTCAGCCAGAGTAAGGATTCGTGCTTGGCTTGATGTTTGTGAGCAACCAGACATTCCGATACTTCCAGCCGATGGGTTGCGAGACAGCCACCGACTAAGAACTGTGGCGGAATATTTGGATTGAACTCGTCCAATATGCGAGGTCTGCCACGTTTCATTGCTTTCTCCTTCTGCGTATGTCGTTGGGCAAAAGCACGCGCTGTCCCGGTACTGCTGTGCGAGACTTGCGAGGATTGGGGTTGGGTTGCTCGTATTTGAGCAGGAATGGAATCTTGGGATTGGTGATTGGGTTGCGTTCGAGTATTGGGAACCAATCATACTTCCCATGCTTATCAGCCCAGAGCAAACTGTGGTAGTCACTATCGTCTACCCATGTGGTGAGGTTATCGCTGATGGTTACTGGACCGCCAAGCGTGCTGCTGAGGGTGATGCTATCTAACGGCTGGATGGTCTCGATGAGTGCAATTGCGACTCGCTCTGGGAGCTTGGTTTGTATCTTGACCCAGCACTCGATGAAGAGCAGCCGCAGAGCTTTGTTGTATAGCTTCTCCCACCGCGCTGGGTCGTCACGATATACGTAGTGTGCATCTGACGAATGAGTAACTGAGCGAACGCAGCGTGTCGCATCAGCGTTTAACTGATATGCGTATCTGCTGCCGAGTTGGAATAACGGTGGTAACGCTTCAATGAACATAATTCAATTATAGGATGTAATTCGTAACTGGTGAGTGTGCTGATGTTCCAGCTTTGACGCGTCAGATAGTGTTGATGTGATATCAGAGCAGATTGGGTCGAGTCCGGGAATCTCCTATATACGAGGCATTAGGACTTGAAAAATTTTCAATCCTAACACGCCTACCTATAAATAGACCTCCGCTTCCTGATCAATTTATATGGATTGTTTACAATGAGTTACGAGTTACCGCTGATGATAACCGAGTTGCGCTTCCTATCGCTTCCTATCGCTTCCATTCAATAAAGACGCATTGATTCCTTATTCGGGGGTGGGCAAAATTGACTTGACGATTTTTCAAGTCCTAATGCCTCGTATATAGCGGGAGACCCGGTGCCCCGGTTTGATTGCCTAAATACTACGAAACTTGGCTGAATAGTTGGCATGATTGCTCAGGCAGCGCGGATATTCCCGGTTATTTGCCCAAACACAGGGCCTGAGCGCCTATCCATAAGGCTCCAAACGCGAGACAATAGAGAACGTTGGACCCTTGTTTAGCTCTTCAGTAACTCTGAACATGGGGAAACAGACAATTACAGAACGGCACTGAGCAATGCCACATTCGTAGCTTTGGCTGCGTCATCTGCTCACCTAACCTGAGGTGTCTCTGGTGATAGGTATCTATTCAATCACCCATGTAGAATCAGGGCGCAAGTATATTGGCGCTTCAACAGACATTGAGGTTAGGTGGAAGCAACATATCCGCAAAGTCTCTAAAGGCAATGGCTCATACATTCACAAGTCAATAGCTCAGTATGGTTTTGACAGTTTTCTGTTCAAGGTCGAGATAGAGTGTAAGACCAAGCCTGTTGACAAGGCTGCTGGTCACAGAGTGGCACCAGTCAAAGAGGGAAAATGAAGAAAGCATTGTTGGTTATGCTGGCGCTGCTGATTATTGTGTTTGTTGATGTCGTAATCTACACAGCCGACAAGCATCTACCACCACCGGGCAAGCCAGCCGATATCAAGTTGGCGCGTGCTCAGAATCCACAGAAGGCAGCCTATGCAGACAAGCACGGCTGTCTGGTCGACAGTGAATGGGAGCCAAATACAGTCGTAGGTGATGACGGTGTGGCGCATTACGATAAAGGCGTGCTGTTTTACAGCTGCCCCAACAAAGAGTCGCTCATCATGGAGTTCGACCCACGTTTCTGATCCCCTAGATTAGATTATCTAGATTAGAGACCGCCAGAAAGCCTCTATAAGCTCTAGGAGCGTCCGGTATCAAAAAATGACCCTACGGGTCGCCTAAAGGCTGCTGACAGCAGGAAGGTGCCTAGAGTGTGACATCAATCAACTTGTCCATAAGGAGGTCGAGTTGATTGCCTGCGCCAACACTCGTGCTCCGAATGGTTTCAATCTTACCAGTGGCGGAGAAGGAGTGTTCATGGGCTGTGCAAAGGTATGTGTTCTGTCGGATGTTGAGGTTGGTCGTCTTGTTCATTACAACATAGCACCGAACTGCGGGCAGCATCGACACATAAAGGTTGATGTTGCAGTGCGCGCAATCTTGAATGATAAGTTTGAGCTAGTTGACCATGATGGCCGGCAGTATATTACTCCACCAAAGCTGCACGTGATGAGGCCTGTTGTTAGTGGCGGAGTGATTCCGATTGTACAACGCATCAAGGGTGTGCCAATGAAGCATATACAGCCAGCGCGGTTCTCCAAGCTGGACTAACTGAACAATGACAAGCTGAGGAAAGACAATGGCGACGCCACGTGTTGCACACAAAGTGGTAGTTACTGCCGTGGAGCCGGCAAAGAAGAAGCCCCGCGGCAAACCGTTTGGACCAGGCAATGTTAGTCCGGTGCAATTCAAACCGGGCCAGAGCGGCAATCCTGCTGGTCGACCAAAGGGCAGTGGCAGTGCCACTATCTCTGGCGCATACAAAGCCATCCTGACGCAAGAGGTCCCGGAAGATGTGCTGGAGCGGTTGAGTGTTGAGAGTGGCGCAACATGGGCTGACCTAATCGCCATACAAACTGCGCGCAAGGCCACTGGCGCAACCAACATTGCGACAGATCGCATGAGCTTCCAAGCAATCACCGAGTTACGCGAGACGACAGAGGGCAAGACGCCAGATCGTAGTGAGGTTGCTGGCGCAGGTGGTGCTCCGCTCAATATGGTGCCTCCGACATTCCAAGTCAACTTTGTGAAGTCCAAGGAGCATGACGATGGATCTGAAGAATCTGGCAGAGATGGAAGCGAAGGCAGTGGAGACGAGGTTTGAGTCCAAGCTGCATGAGAAGGTCGCTGGTGCATTGCATCGCATCGGAGTGATCAAGGCTGAGGAGCTACACGCCGCACAACTCGTGATTGCTGATGTGGTTGGCCGGCGCGTGCTGATGAGCAATGTGGTGTTTGTGGCAGCACTCACAGGGATTCTGGGCTTTGTGCTCGGGGTGATCGTCAAGTAACTTACACACTGGAGGTTTGGGGATGAGCAGGACAATCTTACTCCCTGAATGGGCACAGGACCTGTTTGTCCCCAGACGTTACAAGATACCATATGGAGGTCGCGGCAGCAGTAAGTCATGGACAGTAGCTCGCGTGCTGATAATGATTGCGCATGAGCCTTCCCTGCTGTTTGGGCCACTAAAGAAGTCAATACGAGTGCTGTGTGCTCGCGAGATACAGAACTCCATCGAGGAATCAGTACACCACCTGCTGGTCGAGCAGATAGACTTACTGGGCCTGACCCATTACTTTGACGTCAAGGACCGAGTTATCACCCACAAGCTGAATGGCTCAGTGTTCATCTTCTCTGGCATAGCTAAGAATGTCACCAAGATCAAGTCGATGGAAGGTATCGACATATGCTGGGTTGAAGAAGCTGAGAAGATCAGCAAGAACAGCTGGATGGTCCTCAAGCCCACCATTCGTGCGGAAGGCTCCGAGATATGGATCACCTTCAACCCTGACCAAGAGGAGGACCCAACGTGGGTTGACTTTGTTGTAGCCTATATGAAGGGCATGCTCAAGGATGCTTGGGTGAAGCTCATCAACTGGCGCGACAACCCATGGTTCCCTGATCGACTGCGTAAGGAGAAGGAACACGACTACAGAGTTGACCCTGAGACTGCCGCTCATATCTGGGAAGGCGCACTCAACACTCGCTCTGAGGCAGTTATCTTCCGTGGCAAGTACAAGTCTGAGGTCCTTCACCCGCACAAGAACAACGTATGGGATGATGACTACAACTGGTCTGGCCCGTACTATGGTGCTGACTGGGGATTCTCAAATGACCCCAACACTCTAGTCAAGTGCTGGGTATCGCCAAAGAAGGTCGAGGGCATAGATACACCTGAGCGTTTGCTGTATGTCGAGTATGAGAGCTATGAGATTGGCACTAAGCTCGATGATATCCACAAGCACTGGGCTGAGGATGTTCCGGGAGTCGGTGAGGAGGAGATACGCGCTGACTGCTCACGACCTGAAACGATTGACCACGTATCATCGCACAGCGGCTGGAACATCAAACCGTGCGAGAAGTGGCCTGAGTCGGTTGAGGATGGCATCACGTGGTTGAGGTCCTTCGATTGGATTGTGTTCCACCCGCGATGCGAGCACGGCCTGATTGAAGCTCGCACCTATAAGTACAAGGTGGACAAGCTCACTGGCCGAGTCCTCCGGGACATCGTGGACGCGAACAACCATATCTGGGACGCGATCCGGTATGCGTTCGATGAGGCCATTCGCAACAGCAACACCATCTATGACTCGCTGTGAGGACTTATGCTGGAATGGAAAGAGATTTATTGCCCGGATTGCGGCGTGCTTATCCGCAGAGCCACCAAGAATGGTCCTTGCCCTGAGTGCGGTAATCCGCAAGCCATAATGCTGCCGTGGAAGGAGACAACGAATGTGGACACCATGGAAGAAGAGCAGCAGTGAAGTAGTTACCATCCGACCCACGGTTGGTGATGCTTCCCTTCCCCCATCGCAGCGCGGCATCGTAGCAGGAGATGGGCTGGAGAACCTCGTTGCTGGCCTTGGCACTGAACGAGACAAGCGCAGCTACAGCTGTTACTCAATGCCCAGAATCCTTACGCGCATGGATCTGGAGAACATGTTCTGTAACTGGCTGCCCAAGCGCATCGTAACTAAGCCAGTTGACACCATGTTCAGTAAGTGGCGCAACTTCCAATTCTCAGACGATGACCAGAGCCCCAACATTGAGGCACTACAGAAGGCTGAGAAGGACTTAAACGTTCAACAGAAGTTCAAGGAAGCCAGTTACTGGTCCCGGTTGTATGGTGGGTCCAAGATCATCCTTGGCATGCGTGATGTGCTCAACAGCGCAGATATGGCCAAGCCTCTCGACTTCAACAAGGTCAAGAAGGGTGATCTCAAGTACATGCTGGTGGTTGATCGCTGGCGCTGCGCTCCTACTGGCGTGCTGGATGAGGATGTAACCTCACCTAACTTCGGGAAGCCGCTCACGTACAAGCTGGC